CATTTAAAATTATCAAAACTAATATCCATAGATTCTGCAAATCTATTTTCATATTTAGCTCTAGGTGGAATATCTAAATTTGCAGCTACGTCTGAGTTATGTTCTAACCATTCGAATATTCTTTCACGGATAGTACCATCCCATTTTAAAGCTCCTGTTGCTATTTGAAATCCTCCAGAATCTCCAAAAACTAATACTTCATCATCTAAACCTAATTGATCACGAAAATCCATTTTCTTGAAATGATGTCCAGCAGTTATAAGAAAATATGGATGTCTCCATTCTTCAGGATATTCTTTTGAGAAGAATCTACATGTAGTTCCATCTTTAAATTTCATATCTTTTTTGAATGCAGACACCATACTACCTGCAGATAATGACGGATAATATATAAAATTTTTATCCATAATTAATCTGTTATTGTCCATGGCTCTTCGCCTAATTTATCTAGGTTCGAAAATATAAATGTTACTATTTCTGCAGATTGTTTATCCAAACAATTTTTATCACTTAATTGTTCTGCTAACGATCTAAATGGTGTTTCTATAGTAAGTCTAATTTCTTCTAAACCGGCTTTATCTATTTTCATACTATTCCTCTTTTTTATTTAATAAACTTTTACAATATTCAGTTTCGTGCCAAATATTAATTTCTTGATTAATTCCATTTGCTACAATGTATCCTTCCATTTGTCTGCCTAAATCAGATATATCTACTATTTCATTATGTCTATTAGGAAACAACATAATATCACTGAATGTATTCAATGCAGATCGTACATCAAATGGTTTATACATTCTTTCTTCGTCTATAAATTCTGGAAATGATCTAAATTTAGGATATACAATATCTGCTCCAAATGCAGTAGCTTCAATAACAGTCCATGATACATAATCTTGTAATGCAGAATTGAATTGTATACTACATGTAGATAATTCTGTATAATATTCTTCTTTTGTTAATCCTTCTAATAATATAAATCTAGGTTCTTGTTTTGCTAATGATCTTAATTTATCAATAACGCCTGGTAACATTGATCTAAACTCTTTACCTGATGTAGTTACGTGCCATTCCCAATCTGGATGTTGTTGTAAAAATTCTTTTGCTACTTCCATCATAAAAAATGGATTCTTTTCTTTGTCTAATCTACTAGAATAAACAACAAATGGGTTTCTTTGTGCTCTTGGATCATAGCTTGGTAATTTATCTAATGTTTTTTGTTTGTGAATTGGCAATGAAACAACATGTATTGGTGCTTCAAATCCAGCTGCTCTTAATTGTTCTCTATGAATGCTAGATCCTACAAATATACCGGTCATTCTTTTATCTAAACCTAATTCAAAACCTCTCATCCATGTTCTCATAGGATATGTAAAATCATATTCATCTACACTTTGAGCATGCAGCATTGCATATATTTCTAATTTAATACCATATAAATCTGCAGCATATAAAATAGATCCAATACCAGGATGCCAATAGTCTTGTAAAAATATAACATCGCCATCTCTAACTTCATCACGATTCATCATATCCAAAAAGTTGCTACATTGACTCATAGCAAATTTACCTCTACCTACTGCATCTAATACAGCTCCGATTTTAATTTGTTGATCTGGATCAAAATCTCCTTCCACATCAATAAATTCTAATTTACCGGAATCAACATAAGGTTGAAAAGTTGCTGGCATCCATTCTTTAGATAATTGATATGTATATCTCGCCTTTAAAGGTTCTAAACCAAAATAAAATACTTTTTTCATATTAATAACCTAATTCTACTATTGCACCATTCTCCCAATCTTCCCAAACTTCTACTTTATATAAATTGCTATTTTTTTCCATAATCCATGCACCAATGTCTTCACAACTCATTCTACCAAATTCTAATATATTACCACCAAAATTAGTTCTTAATTGTTTTTTTAATTTTCTTTGCATTAAAATAAACTCTTCGTCTCTATCTGTATGTGTTACTTTTGCATAACATCGAAATCCAAACATATGTCTGTGTCTGTCAGACAAAAATCCAACTTCTGGAAATATTTCTTTAGCTTCTGGCCAACAATGAAATCCTTCTATACTAAATGATACTACTACTGAATACTTCATATTTCTTCGTCAAATTTATAGTTATCTGGTTGTATTTCCATCATATTACATTTTGTTACTTGATGAACTCTATACCAACCTGCATCGATTGATAATGTATCGGTATCTTTAAGCATTTCTAAGTATGGATCTGAAATCCTATATATAATATGACATCTATTAAATAGATCTGGTTTAATTGTATCTAACGTGTCTTTAGTAGCTTCTATAGTTACAGCACAATTTGATTCATCTAATATACGCCTTATACTTTCTAGATATTTTTCGTCTTTCATAGACTTTTTCATGAATTCAATTGTAAAATAATAATGAGGATATTCATTAAAATTTTCTACTTCTAAACCATATGTTTTTTTAATATTATGATTTAAATCTCTCACAAAGAAAGTCATAAGATCTGAATAACGACCTTCAACTTCTCTACCTTTCCATTGATGCTTACCGTACATATTTTTTATTTATTATAATTAATTTTATTGAATTATCCAAATGAAAAGAATTTATTCATGTTATTATTTTCAGGAAGTTTATCCCAATTCATTGATGCATAAAAATCATCTAACTTACCACGAATCTCTCTATCAAATATCTTATTTCTATCAATATATTGTTCTACAAATTCTGTTAACTGTTTAGGATCTTCATAACCTCGTAATGCAATAGTATCAAATCCCATAGAGTTACTTTTAAGATATGCCCATTTAATCTTATCTCCATTTTGTATTTCTGCAAAGTTTTTTGCATGTTTATTAATACCTAAATGTTTAAGCATATCATTGTAATTAATTGCAGATTTAACATGAACTGGTGTTCCTGATTGATATCCAGACAATGTTTTTCTTCCTTTTGTATATTTAGTAATGTTCTTAACTCCTGTATTTTTCATTACATCTAATATTGGAGAATCTTGTATTTTGTCTTTGAAATCCATTATCAAATTAGTTGTGTCATTTTTTGACTTTTCTTTGAGTACATACCATAACGTCTCTTTCATTATAGTTTTAAACTCTGTAGGGAAAGATGATCTAACTACATCTAGACCTTTAATATCCATTTTATCTGTAGGTTTACCTTCTTTAAAAATTACCCATTGGGCATATCTCTTTTTTGCTATCCATAACCCAGATTTAGCAACATATTCTTGTTTAATTTGCCATCTATGATCAGATGTATTATGAAAATGAAGTGCATATTGATCATACATTTTATTTACATGAGCTTGTATTTCAGATGCTATTTCATTTGTTTTTTCAATCATAAACTTTTCATTAGATTCATCAAATCCAGGATATCTTTTTTCTATTAAAGGTAAACTAGATACAAAAGTTGAATCTGTATCTGTATAGAATGAAAATTCTGCTTTATTGCCATTAGCATTAATAAAGTAATCTTTACCAACTTCTTTCTTATAGTACCCATTAATAACTTTTGCAGAAAATTTAATAACACTCTGGCCAGTTGCTGTAATAGCACCTGCGTTATCTAAATCATGAAATCTAAATGTCTTTAATCCTAATACTCCATAAAATGAATTTAACAATACTTTTTGCGTTAATTGCATTGCATCATAAAATTTATACTTATCACTACCAACTTCATGATTATCTCGCTCATTTTTAAATTTAACACGTTCATCAAACCATTTCTCTAATATCTTTGGAAGAAATCCTTTACTTCTTGTATCATATACTACTCCATTACTTGCAACAGTAAATTTATTTTCGATTAACCATTGTTTAATATCTGGAATAGTTTGACCGTTACATTCTACATTAACAGCTTCTTTACTTAATAATGCTTCTTGTTTCCAATTTGGAATAACACCTATTTTAGTTTCTGGAGATATATTAAGACTCATGATAATTGAAGGATATAGAGAAGTTAAATCTAAATCATATATCCATTTGTATAATCCTGGAATTGGAGGCATAA